TTTAGTTGTAGTGGATAGGATGTTAAATTGTAAGGTTTTGTATTCTGAAACACTTTCTTTTGCATCTAAATTCGGTTCATTTGAAGAAATTGATGGAAAGAAAAGATATATTCCAAATAATTCTAATCAGCGATTAATCGGAGTTTTAGACCATGGTTTATTGATGCAACCTTCTGAAGGCAGAGATATTAAACAGGAAATAGATACAGCTTCTGCTTACATGGTAACATTGAAAAATAAGCTTAATATGTCTTGATTTATGTTAATGCAGCAGAATCGTGATTCTTCTTCAATGGATAGACGAAAAGCGGATCTTTCCGAGCCAACGCTTAATGATATAAAGCAAACGGGAAACGTTGGACAGGATAGTGACGTTGTTCTGCAAATGTTTTATCCATTTAGAGAGAAATTAGCAACGTATCGAGGATATAGAATACTTGGAGATCAAGGATTAACGAGATGACATCGTTCTATTATCATTAGTAAGAACAGATACGGTGTTGCGGATCAAGTAATCAATACTTGATTTGCAGGATCTGTTGGTTGGTTCCTTGAATTACCTTCTCCTGATCAAATAACAGATTATACACAGTTTCAAACAGAGTATAACAATATACCTTGTAAAACAAGAGACGTACAAAAAGATTCTTCTACTCCAAAACGAGAAGAAGAGAAGAAAACTATAACATTTAGTTTTTAATGGCAATTGAATTACCTACTACTAAAATTCCCGCTGAAACACAAGATCCTAAATATTTAATATTATTCGGATTGCCTAAAGTGGGGAAGACAACAATTCTAAGCACTCTTGAGAACAATTTAATCCTAGATTTTGAGAATGGTTCGACTTATGTTGACGCGCTTAAGATTAAAGTAAATTCTCTTCAAGAGTTGAAAGAAATAATCAAAGCAATTAAGGAAGCAAATAAACCATATAAATATATTACGATTGATACAATTACAGCAGTAGAAGAGTTAGCGAAACCTGTAGCAATTCAACTCTATCGTAATTCTCCAATGTTTTCAGATAAATATTCTAGTGTATCTGATGTCACAAAACTTCCAAATGGCTCAGGATATGCTTTTTTAAGAACAGCAGTAGAAGCTGTAATTGATTTGGTTGCAAGTGCTACTGAGAATATTATAATTTGTGGGCATGTAAAAGATGTTTCATTAAATGAAGGTCTTGATGGTTCTGTAAAAGATTTGGATCTTACAGGTAAATTAAAAAGAGTTCTTTCCGCAAGATCAGATGCTATTGGATTTGTACACAGAGATGATTTTTCTAATCTTTGTATTAACTTTGGTCAGAACGGAGAGGTTCTTACTGGAGCTCGTCCAAAACACCTTGCAAATCAAGATATAATTGTTGCTGAACGCAATGATGATGGAACGTTTACTTCTCATTGGGAAAGAATTTATCCTAGTCTAAATAAGAATGCTTAGAATATCTTTTGATTTTAATGAAACATCTAAAACAGTATCTAATGTATCTGTTATAGATATTGAAAAAGGAAAATCCAGAGGAATTGTTGCAAATAGCTCTCCAATAATTGAAGATACTGGTATGCCAGATTTGGAAGTACAAGAAAACAAATTGCAACTTTCTAAAGCGGCTATTGTAAAACTTGGGGCTAAAGCAGATGATAGAATTGACATTCAATACATAAACGAAGGTATTGGAAAGTCTTCACCTGTTATTGGTAAAGCAGAATACTTTACAGATCGATTAAGTGGTAACCGATTAACTCAAAAAGGTACAATCTCTTTCCGTGGAGAAAAGAGAAATACCCTTATTGAATTTGGAACAGTATTTTCCTTTGAAGAGTATAAAGATGGTATTTGGAAATTAATTCCATTTGAAATTTCTGAAGAAAAAGAAGATTTTGCACAAGAGAATGCTGATGCAGAAGCACTTAATAATTCAGAAATCGAAAAAGAGATTGAAGCACTAACAGCTTCTGATGCAGATAATGATCTGCCGTTTTAAAACAAAAAGTATTTAATTATGGGAATGTTTGATATGGCCAGTACAACTGGTCTTAAGGAAGCGGGAAACGTTCTTTCCGCTGGTATTCATGATGCTAAATTTAAAAGTATTGCTTTCGAGAATTTTACTGCACAAAGCGGTACTACTCACGAAGTAATGAATCTCACTCTTGACGTAGAAGGTCACGGTGAGTGGGTTAAGAGATTCTTCAATCCTGCTATTAAGAACGGCCAAGAAGATCCTACAGCAACACAGAGAACAGATGGTACATTTGGTCAAAATCCTTCTCGTGTTGAACAGTTTATGGTAAGTCTTCGTCAGATTAT